ATCTGTTGAAGTCAAACCGATATCAGCAATATTCGGTTCACTAGCAAAACTCAATCTTACAGTTTTGTCAGAATTTGTATCAATAAGACAAACTTTAAATTTCTTATCAATTTGTTCATCTGGCGGAGTATTTACAATAGTTTCATTTAAGTAAATAGACTGGTCTTCAATATCATAAGTATTTTCAGGTTGGAAAGCATCAATTTCATTTGGACCTTTACCAACTTGGCACCAGCTATTCTTTCTACGATATACACCATTCTTATAAGCAAATGGGTCACGTTTACTATACCAGTTAGAGAATTCCAAATCATCAATATCATAGAACTGATTAGTATTACCAATTTTGTCAATATTTGCAGTTCCAATAATTTCAAATGTCTTACGTTCACCTTGGAAACAGCTAATAGGTACTGTATACTTTGTGCTATAATAAGAAATACCAGTCAATGGCATATAAATTGACTTTTCTTGAGGAACAGAGAAATAAAGTTCCTTAGACCAGTCACTAGATTGGCCATTTGCAATATCTTCTCTTGTAAATCTGTAGCTATAACCACTATCGAGAATAAATTTATAACCGTTATAAACGAGGTCAGTATCATCTTGTGTAAAGAAGATTTCTGTTCCTTCTTTTAATGAACTAGGAAGTGGACCACGGAGGCGAATTCTTAATTCACAACGGGCTGGGACAGGTCTACGGGGATTATAACCAAGACCCTTAGCATGTTTAATAACACTAGAATCAAGGCGGGCAGTTGAGATAAATGATTCTTCTGCTGTTCTTTGGACATAGAAGTTGGTCATTTCTGTAACTGCGGCTATCATTTCCATGAACATACCATAGATTGTAGCACTTCCGATATTTTTAAATTTAGGATCAGAATTTAATCTGGCCTTGAAATCTTGAAGTAATTGCTCGTAAGTTACATTTAAATAATTCATGTTTTCTCTAATATATTAAGTTTCTTATTATTTATAGTTTTATGATGAAACAAAAAGGCTGATATATTTTTATAAATAATATAAAAGTATAACTATTTTAAGGAGATTATAATAATATGGCTAAAAATTTTGATCCATCTATGAGCGTCTGGGGTCAGCTTGCAAATCTTAGAGACCTTGCAAAGCAATATTTATTCCAGGTTCGCTTCTTATTCGACAGTGGTTCTCCATTAAAAGATATTCTTAATGCAGATGACTTGATGATTAGAGCTAGAACTGCTTCTATTCCTTCAAAATCATTTAATGAACTTGATACTCAGTATATGGGTACTAAGCTTCTTTACCCTGGTAAAGCTACCGTTAACGGTGACTTGGAAATCCAGTGGGATGAATTCCAGGATTTAACAGTTTCTGAAGCATTACATCGTTGGTCTAACCTTTTGATGAACCAAGGCTTCCGTGAAGATATTGGTGGTTCTACAAATTACACAACTGGTGGTGCATATTCTAACTTTGCACCTGACTATTGTGCAACAGTAGACCTCGTATTGTTCGATTCTACTCTTAATTCACCGTTGCCGTTGAAGTGGAGAATGTATCGTGTATGGCCGAAGAACATTAGTAACTTCGGTATGGACCAGAACGCTGACGGTAAGGTTACTCGTTCTGCAACATTCAGTTACTCTACATTCGAGGTTATTTACAACGAAGGCAAATAATTAGAATTTAAATTAAAATGAAAGATAGGATGTAAAAAATTCTATCTTTTATTTTTTAATAAATAAAGAGTATAAAATATTGTGAATAATGTATCTGGATAATAATATTGTGAATATATTAGGTAAATTTCTTGATGAGCACGGTTATATAAAGCTTAATCAGTTTTTATGGGGTAAAAATGTAAAAACTGATATTGTAACTGGTAATATAATTTTAGTCGATTTGCTAAATAGCAAAATGTCAAAGATGAAAGTCGTAGATAAGTTTTTATGGATTAAAAAAGAACCAAAAGTTGAAATAGAATCTATAACATATAATACATTAGCTGAGTTTAAGAGTAATATTATAGAGAATGAGAAAACACAGCTATTGTTTTTTAAGAAACAAAAAGAATGGAAGAATAGAAAATGACAGAAGCAGAATATAATCAATTATATGGCGAATACATGTATTGTGTAAGTCAGGTCGAAGCATTAAAAGCACAAATAATGAATTATGGTTATGCTTATGATGAACAACATGGTTGGTATAATCAATATAATAGACCATTGAGTAAAGCACAACAAGATGATGTAAATGATAAAATTAATAAACTTAAAAAATATGTCGCTTATGTAGCGGAAATAAACAAAAAGAGTGGTAAATAACCACTCTTTTATTTTATACTTTATTTAATTTTAGAAACCTAAGTCATTTCCTTGGTCAGGATTTTCTGCACCACCTTCAGCTGCAGCAGCTTCTGTTTCTTCACGCATCTGCTTAATTTCAGATTCAAGCATTTTGTTATTAAGCAAGATATCCTGAGTGGACATACCAAGAATCTTCTCCATGAAGTATTGCTTAGAGAAAATCGGTTGCAATTCTTCAGAACCAAGCTTAGTGTTAGAAGCAGTTGGAAGGAACTGAGACAACGTACCAATAACAGAACCACGTTTTTCAGCTAAGTTCAAGTCACGCATACGTTCAAAGTCAGTAGCTGGATGCAAGTCGATATTATAAAGAGCCTTGTCAAGGAATTTTTCCTTATAACCACGAACTCTCAAATGAACAAGATAAACTTGCTTAATAATATCAGCGAATCTTCTACGAAGTCTTCTATTTACTCTCTGGAACGAAACTTCTTCCATGTTAGCTTGTTCAATACCGACGTTGTAACTGTTACCACCAGTTTCATCAGATTTCCATCTTGCTTGAGGAATAAACAAACCGTCCATGACTTGCTTCTGGAACATCCAGACGTCCTGGAGCTGACCATCAAAAGTAGAACCAGAAGCGAATGTTTCAACAGTAGAACCGTTACCAGAGTCATCCTTCTGGAAGAAGAAGTCTTCTGTCATAGCCTGAGTATTTTTAACAGAGTTAATCATACCAGTAGCATTGTCAATAGTCAAATTCTTACGATACTTGTTACGAATTTCCTGAACATAGCTAGCAGCATCAGAACGTGGCATACGACCAGTATAAATGTTAAATACACGGTGTTCAGTAGCACGAGTAATTCTGTAAACTGTTAAAGCATCTTCAATATTTCTTAATTGGTTCAACGGTCTGATAGAACGTTCCAAGTGGCCACGAATATCATTTCTATTAGTCCAAACAAGCGGATATCTAGCATAAGCAATCTGATTTGGCAAGAATTTTCTTACTTCAGATGTCTTATCTTGCTGTTGGTTGAAATAATTAATGTTCTGGATATAGCCGTTGATATTATCAGAATCCTTGTCGTAAATAACAATCATTGCATAAGGAGCAAGGGTGTTAATACCAACAACTTTGTCACCTGCATCATTAAGGCAGATTTCCCAGAAAAGTTCTGCATCAACGAGCCATTTGTAATAATAATCCCAAATATTTTCTTTACCGATTACGCAATCGATAATATAATCGAATTCCATTTTTAAAGCTGCGAATTCAGTTGCACTAAATTTGCTCTTGAATGGTTCTTCGATATCAAACATAGCAACATTACCAAGTGGGTCTGGACATACAGCTTCATCGGACATAATGTTAAGTGCTTTACCGATGAGCGGGTACATAGCCATAGAACGATACCAAGAAACTTTCTGGTATTTGTTGGTAAATAATGTTTCAAAAACAATGTTATTTTGGTCATAAGGTTGGGCTGGGTCTACATATCCTTGATTGTTATATGCATTAGCCAATGACGACCAGTCAATAGTATCTTCACCTTTACCGTAAGAATTTCTTGCGGCTTCTCTTTGGCGAAGTTCACTGTGTTCGGGAGCTGTTTTTAAAAATTCAGATGAGAATGGGTTTAAAAAAGATAAATTCATAATTATTAGACCTTAATTTTTTGTTTTATTTATAATATTTATATATTAATCTTGCAATTTGTGAAAATTAAGCCGACTCTTCTATAAATAATTATATACAAATATTTCGTGAGTGAGTGAAACTTTTGTTTATTAATGTTTATTTATGTTTATAGGAGAAATTATTTATGGCTAAATATTCTACGCCAGGTATCAGATTTACCGAGATTGATAACTCAATCCGTACAGAATCATTGCCAGGTATGGGCATTGGCGCTATCGTTATGAAGTCCAACAAGGGACCGGTTAACCAGCGTGTTGTTACCAGAAACTACAATGAATTTACGGAAATTTTCGGTGAGCCTGAAACTTTGACCGACTACGGTCATTTCGCTGCTGAAAATTATTTTGCAAATTCTACGCAGCTTTTCTCTGTTCGTGCAACAATGGGTGACGAACAGTATTCGCAGATTCAGTTCACTTATAATGGTGCACCTGTAACTGCACAGAACACATCCAATGACACAGCTAAGTTGCTTTATGTCGACAACCAGGGTGATAACAATCTCCGTCTTTTGGACCCGCTTGATAAGGTTACAAACTACACTAGCTTGATTTCTGGTGGTGACTGGACAGAAAACGCAGACTCTGTTTCTGGTTTTAGTGTTAAGCAGAAGGCATATTATGGTGAATTCCATGACATTATTTCTGAAAGTGATGATTTGATTATCTTCAAGTCTAAGAATGATGGTTGGGAAGGCAATATTGCTGAAGAAGGTTATCACGTAATCTATCCTAAGAAGGTTGATGTTGAAGGAAATGCTCCAGTTCTCGAAACTAAGTTGTTAATCAATGACGAAGGTTGGGAAGCTTCTGCTTCTAAGAGCGATGTTAAGATTGAAACTGAAGTTAAGAGCGATACTAAGTTATATAAAGTTTCTGTTTCTGTTCCTGAAAAGTATACTTTGGATGGTAAGAGACAGACAATTCAGTTCTATGGTAACGCTAGTGCTGTTTCCAGCTGGTCTGCTGATGGTATTGATGCTTATAAGGACATTTTCGTAAACGGTGCTGAAAACTTCTATGGTGATTTCAGCGGTTCTTGGACTGAACCAGAACTTGATGGTTACGGTTATGTTGAAGCACAGCGTATGGAAATCATGGACTGGGACGACCCTGATTTGCCAAAGACTTACTACGTCGATAGCGATTCATTCAATGAAACTTGTAAGCAAGCTTATGGTTTGAAGTATACTGAATTCGCTAGTGTTGACCCGAGCTATGCTCTCATTGGAGAACATCCAGTTATCACTGACGCTCCGGGTGAAATGAAGAGATGCTTTATCAACCCAGTTTCTGCAATGTATATGAACACTGTAGAAATCTATGATAATAAGGGTAAGAAGACTGGTTCTCAGACTTACGGAGATAATGATGACCAAGATTGGCTTTGTGTATACGAAGATGGTGAAACTGTTATTCCGTCTCGTACTCCGAAGAAAGTCATTATCGATATGTTAGACCAGAATGCATGCAGTGATATTTCTGATATCAACAGCTACTACTATGTTAGATACTACGATATCGCTTCTGATTCTATTGCAGAAAAGATTATTAAGGAAGAACCAAAGGTTATCGCTGATAGTGAACACAATGAAGAATTCCTCTTCTGGTTATTCGCTGAAAAGGATTCTAACAAGTTTACCAAGGCTTCTGTCTATATCGCTGGAACAACTGATATGATTGCATTACCATTGAAGAAGGACCACAGATATGAAAATGAAGAAGATGGAACTGTTACAATAATGAATAATATTGTTGCTCAGCCTTCGTCTTTCATCTTCAACTCTGTTGATAAGACTTATGCTGATGGTTATACAATTAAGACTGAATCTGAAGATGAACCGGGTAATGGTGACGTCGAAAGATATCGTTCTAACTTCGTAGATCAGTTAGTTATTACTTCTATTGGTCCTGGTGAATATGGTGATGATATCGGTATTTCTATCATTACAACTGAATGTTCTGAAATTCCGGCATTACAGCATCAGAATGCATTCAACTGGAAGTATGCTTATGACGATGAAGACCAAGTTGATAAGGATTCTACTGATTTCAATAGCAATCCGCTTAACTTGACTTGGAAGAAAGTTTTCCGTATTAACGTTTATATCAAGAATAAGACTCAGACTGCTGAAGCAGCTTGGGGCACAGGTATGGATGCTTTGAGAAAAGATCCTGCTGAATCCTGGTTCGTTTCTACAGACCCGTATGCTAAGGATGCTGAAGGTAACAGTCTTTATGTTCCGAACGTAATTAACGGTCACTCTGAATACATCTATGTTTCTCGTTCTTCTGTAAGTGATGCTGCTGATAACCACGGTGCATACCAACAGCCTGCTCAGACTTACGCAATTTACGGCTTAACTGGTGGTAAGAACTCTACTAAGAACAACATTTCTGAAAAGACTGCTGCATTGGATCTTTACAAGGACCGTCAGCGTGCTAAGTTCGATATCTTGTTCAACGTAGATGCTGTTGATACATTCAACGGTCGTCAGCGTTTCGCTGCTCACCAGAGAAAGATTGCTCAGATTGCTGCAGCAAGAACTATGGATATCGGTGTTGTTCAGGTAACTTCTAAGGTTCCGAAGACTGCAAAGCAGATGCTTTCTGAATCTAAGATGTTCAGCTTCAATAACGGTAGCTATGTTGCTGAATATGGTGGTTACGATAAGTATTACAACTCTTCTGTAGCTTCTTGGATTTACTTGCCGAAGTCTATTGCTGGTGCATGTGCTATGGCATACTGTGATACCTTCTCTTATCCGTGGATGGCTCCTGCTGGTGTCTCTCGTGGTACGATTGGTTACACAAACGGTCAGTTGCTCAAGCTTACTGACGACGAAA